ATTTGAAACTCCATTGCTTGGAGACGAAATGGATCTAAAGAAGTTTGTGTATGCCGAAATCGAATCAACGCAGATTGGTGGCACAGTTGACCTAAAAGTGTCCTACAGGGGCAGCAAGGGATCATACAACCCAATCCTTCAAAAGCGCATACTTGCGGTCACGGATGACTACCAATGGCAGAATACTCCGTATGAGTCAGAGATTCAGAATCTAGGTTTCCTTAACTCCCAGTATCGAAGGTTGACCACTGAATCGGCGCAACGGAATTCACTTGTTTCAACGTGCGAGTCTTATCTGACAGACGATGTAGATAAGGCATTTTCTTTGTTAATCGAGTGGTGCGGTGAATTCGGAGTGGAAATCGTTCGACTCTTCATGGATCCATACATGGAAAAGTCCACAGGTGTTCCGCAGGGCGACGAAACTCAATCTTGTGTTGTAGCACAAACTGGCGAAACATTGTTAATCGACCTGTTGCCTAACCCATACGAGCAACAATCGGCAAATGACAACTCATATAGCGCAAAAATATTCAAGACCGCAACATTGATTTGTGATATAAACCCATCGAAATCAATTTCAGCCACGGCATCTGCTACGTTCTTGTCATATATTAGTTTTGAACACGCGCAGGAGGAAGCTGGAGTGCTTGCACTTCAATCCGCAACTGCCGCTGCACAACAATTTAAAGCCCAAAATCCCTGCTAATATGCCATCGATCATTACAGCAACCAAAGAGGTCACTAGCTTTCCAAACAAGTTCATCTCCCCATTTGGTGATGATCCCGTGGTTCCAATTTACTCATCAATCCCATTCACGACTGGTCAAAATAATTGCTTGCCATGCGCCATCTGTGGCAGTAATTCTACTCGCAACAATATTCTGAAAGCGCAAGCGGATAAATTTGCTAACTATACACAAACTATAGCCAACCCAGATGATATTCTAGTTGGATTTAATTAATACATATGAGATCAAAAATGCAATACAAACTCGTCCAAAAAGGAACAAATGAATTCTTGGAATTAGCAGATTTCGCTGAAGATTTTGACCATAAAATTATCGAGCATCCTAATATTAATGTGTATGCACATTATCGTGATGGTGAATTGTTTGGATACTCTGATCACGTTTTTATTCCAACAATTTATCCAGCATTTCATCCTAAATTTACTCGACCTAGAGATGTGATGCAATGCATGAGTGATTGGATAACTTATTCTCAAATAACCAATTCACCGGGGTACATTGGTGTGCCATTAAAGGATGAACGAACTAACTTTACAAACGAAATAATGGAAAAATTAGGGTTGACTCCTTTGAAAAGAGAAGTCTATTCTTTAACTTAATTAAACTTATGGGCGGCCAAACATATACTCCTCAAATTCAACAACCTCGTCCTGAACTTAACATGATGATGGCATCCGAGGCAAACAAAGGGATGTATGGTGGTCTTGCTTCTCAAGGTAGGTTGCTTGAAATGGCTGCTCAACTAAAGCCAATTTACCAAGACTTTAACCCCAGCGAGGTATCTCAACAAGCATTTGAGCTAGGAATTGAAAACGCAAATCGCGCTAGACAATTTGAAGAAAACGTAGATCCAACCCTAGCCAAGATGCGGTCAGGCATGAGCGAGACTGTACAGAATCTAACCTCTCCAGAGAGTTGGCAGCAAAAACTAGGGCAGTGGGCAAAGACAAAAGGTCTGGCGCAAATGATGGGGACTGGACTCGACATGGGATCCACCATTGGCAGGTCTGCAATGTTCGATCAATCCACGGCACAAGGAAGGCAGATTGCTTTGGAAGATTTGGCACTACGTCAAAAGTATCTAGACGCAACCCAAATGCAGGGTGGCATTGACCCCGGCTCATTGGTTGCAGGTCAACTAGCAGCAAAAGGACAGAACCAACAAAGTCTTCAAGAGTGGCAACGTGGTGTCCTATCTGGAGCGCAGGGTCTAGGGCAAACTGCACAGGATGCAATTAACCGCTCGATGGGTAATATCCAATCCGCTCATTCCGCAAACGTAGCAGACACTCAAAATTATAACAATATGGCAAACCAAATTATGGCACAAAACGCGCAAAGCAAAAATGCCGCAATGGGGTCATGGATTACTGGTGGTGGTGCAGTTGCTGGTGCAGGAATTGCCGCTGCCATTGTCGTTTAATGAAAAACCTAATACATAAAACAATCGATAAAGCAGTTCGTTGGAACAAACAATGGCCAAATTCGGTCATCTTTTGGTCTGGAGGAAAGGACTCAACTGTACTTCTGCACTTTCTAAAATTTAAGTGTGGAATTGATATCCCTGTGGTTCAATTTAGGCAACCAAAATTCCGCGAAAGGTATGCTTATTCTGATAAGTTAATTAAGGACTGGCAACTCACCATGTACGAGTATCCAGCATTTAAACATACTTTGGCAGATGGGCCTGATGTCCATACTGGAGATGTTCGCTTTGATTTGCTTCACTATTTCCAGTGGGGTCAAAACTCCATTGTTCTGTCTTTGGGAACTGAACGCCCTAAAGCGAATGAACCATTCATGTGTGGTGTAGATGACTTTTTGATGCGTCCAACTGGAACATTTAATTTTCCGTGGAATGCAGTTTGGATTGGAACTAAAGGTGGGGATACTGACCTAATGAAAGGACAACTTTCGTTGTCACAAGATATTCGTCATATTGATGGAAACCCTGTTTCGCTTTACTTGCTAAAAGATTGGACTGATGAAGATGTATTTGAATACCTTGAGACTAACAATGTCCAGCCAGACCCAACACGATATGTAAAGGGAAAGCATGGATGGATGAATAATCCAGACAAGTCACTCAATGCTGACTTCTATCCTGTCTGTTTGAACTGCGTTGATCGCCACCAAGGGCCACACGTTGATTGCCCTAAACTCAAGGCAAAGATAACTAATATTTCACACCTAGCACCTTACGATGACATCGTGATACCAGATTTAGGATTTAAACCAGTAGATTGGAACAACAAAGAATAATAACATTATGGGTGGATCACAACCAGCAAACGCAACAGGAGCAGCAACACCAGTGCCAAATAGTCAATTCGGTGGACTTCTTGGAAGTGCATCAAATGCCATTGGCAGAACTGGTGACACCATGCAAAATCTATTTTCTGGAAAGTTAGGAACTGGAGCGCAACCTCGACCTGATTACAATCCCCAAAAACAGAACCAAATGGGTGATGCATTGAAAGACGCATTTGGAAAAGTTGGACAAGCTATATCATCCCCATATGAACGCGCAGCAAAATCACAATCTGATTCTGCTTCAGCATGGTCTGCCATGCAACGTGGTAGTGGTGATGGCAGTGGCAGTTTGAGTTTTTCGTCAATGGGTGGTTACGATGTTCCTGAATCTGGTGAGGAAAAGGTATCACAAGGATGGGCTGATGCATTTAAGTCCGTTGGAACTGCTGCAATTGGCGCAATGGGTTCCGCTGCTGGTGGCACTGGAGGATTTGGATCACAAGCTGAGATGCTAAAGCATACCGCACCCGGAACAACTGGATCATTTAATGCTGGAATGGGATGGGTTCCCCGTGCTACCCGTGCTTAATGGACGATGAATACGACTGCGAAAAGTGCGGTGCTTGTTGTTGCTTTAAGTGGTCTTGGCCTGTCTTGCGACGAGATCGATCTGATGCGACTGGTATCCCGAAAGAAATGCAAAGGGAAGACTACCCTTTAATGAAAACCACCGATTCCAGATGCGTTGCCTTGGATGGAAAGGTTGGTGAGAAGGTTTGTTGCATGGTATATGCAGACAGGCCAAATTCTTGCAGACAATTCCAACCCGGTTCCGATCTTTGCAAAGAAGCGAGAAACAAATTGACAATTTGAAATATTAAATGTATTTCACTAACAACCAACCAAACAATTAACATTAAAATTAAGGAGTAATATTATGGGAGGAGGATCAATGCCTACACCACCACCACCACCAGACAATTCAAAGGTCTTGCTTGAGCAAATGAAAATGCAACGCGAGGAAGCTGCACTTGCAAGGAACCAAACAGACATGGCTCAACGCAATTCCATGATTGAAGCTCAAAACCAGCAAGCATCCATGCTTGCGCGTGAAGGTACGCAACGGGCGCAGCAGAACGCAAGCGGCATGAATGCCATTAAAGCGGCAGAGGATGCCGCTGCTCGTCAACGTAGCGCAACTGAGGCTCAAAGTGCAGGGTCAGCAGTAACTGGTGGCGCATACGATGTCAATGCAGCACGTCAAGGCGCAATGGCAAACCTTGGAGCGGCATCTGGAACCCTTCCATCCACGGGGGCCAACATGATGAACCCAACGATGGTCAATCCTGCAATGACAACTGCGGCTAACCAAGGCGCAGGTGGCAGCAACCAGCGGGTCAACCAATTCGCAGTTCCTTCAGCATCTGGACTAACATTCGGCGGGGCTTAACCTTATGGCACTACCCACTGGTGGCTATTCGTTCACCCCACAGACCGCAAGTCTTGGGGCGAGTCCTCTTTCTGCGCTCAAGCCTCTTGACGTTGGAGTAAGCATTCAGTTTACTCCAATGCCGAAATACGAGGTTCCGTCCGCGCAGCAGGAGTTAGTCAGCATGGGTGCTGCAAAGGGGTTCCAAGCGTTAGCTGAACCTGTTTTTTCTGCGATTAAGGCAAACGATGATAAGCTTCAAAAAGCAGACGATGAAGCACTAAAATTTGAAAGAGACAAAGCACTTGCTAGAATCAGAGCAGAAAAGACCCCAGAGGAACTAAAGTTTGAAAAAGATTATAATGAAGCAAGGCTTGCAAATCTAAGTAGCCTAACAAAAGAACGTGGTGGAGATAAGGTTCCTATTAACACAAAAAGAAAAGGGTTTTTCAAAGATCCAATAGTTATCCCTTCAGTTGATGGAGAATTACCAACAGGGCCAACATCAGTTGATGATCCAACGTCACTATTTCCTTCTGTGTCATCTGTTGATCAACAGTTGCCAATGCGAGATTTTAGCAGGTTTAATAGGGGTGGTGTTTTGGCTGATATTTCATTTCAAGAACCATCAGCGATTGCAACTGCCCCATTTGAACCAGTTATATCACAAGAGCAAATTGCAGCAGTCACAAATCCTCCTCTTGCTTATATGCAAGCCGCAACTGGAGGTGCGGTTGGTCAACCAGCACCTATGCCTGAAAAAGAAGTTCGTGCTGCAATCCCTGTTACTCCAACCCCAGAAGTTCGCACTGCTGCTCCATTATATCAACCTAACGATTTGATTGCTACATATGAAAGTTGGGAAGACGCTGAAATGGCAAATGATATGCTTGCAAAGCAATTGCCAAATTATGAAGTAAAGGCCGTTAAGCAACAGGTTGTTGATGGTCAAACTTATTATGTGGTTGAACCTCCTGTTAAAAAACAAACACAAGAACAAATCCCATCTAATTTAGCAGTTAAAAGTGCTAAAAAACAAGTTGGTGATGTAACTTATGATTTGATCCCCAAGGGTGAAATTAAACAACAAGTCAAAGCATTAAAAGAGCCTCTTGGTGAAATTGATACGATGCTTCGCACCATTAATCAGATTAGGAGCATCTATAAAGGCATTTCACCCGGTGTTGGAGGTTTGGCAAATTGGCTAAGTTATATCCCCGGCACTGATGCTTCGGACGTTGAAAAGCTAACCAAGACCCTGCAAGGTAATATTGCATTCAAAAAACTTGCAGACATGAAAGCGGCATCTCCAACAGGTGGTGCTTTGGGTGCGATTAGTGAAAAAGAATTAAGTTTGTTGGCATCTAATCTTGGGTCAATTGATCCAAGTCTAAGTTTCTTTTTGTTTAAACAAAACATTGATGAGATAGAAAATATTGTATCAAGGGCAAAAGAAGGAATTAAAGAACAAATTCAATCTGTTGAAACGCCGCAAAACTTCCAACCCATTCAATCTCAAGAAAATCTTTTAGAAATTAAATCGCAAGAAGAGTGGAAAAAATTAAAGTCTGGACAAAAATATATTTTTAACGGGGTTACTGGAACTAAAAAATAATATGGCATGGCAACCACCTGAAGATGAATTAGACAGTAATGTTCTACAGCAATCGAAACCTCCTGAGGATGAATCGGCCAAAAATATTCCAGATCAATGGAGTCCTCCTAAAGCTGAATTAGTTGAAAATACTCCAGATCAATGGAGTCCCCCTGAAGATGAACTAGATAATAGTCCTACTAAAATTAAAGACGCAGGTACGCTTCAACAAATGAAGCAATCAGGTCAAGAATTGACCCGTGAGCAAGAGAGAATTCTGTTTGACGCTGAAGATAAAAAAGAGTTTACACAAAAAGCATCCGAGGCTGTCACCACTTTTGTACCTACCGCAATTGATATTGCAAAGCAATTGGGAACAGGTGCTGGTGAATTTTTGTATAAAGGAGTTTTAAAGCCAATTGATTCAATGTCCCAGTCTCCTGAAGAGGCTGAAAAGACATTAAAAGAAGCTAAAAACATATGGAGATCTGGAGTTAGTGGAGTTGCTGGAGACATTCAAGAAACAGCAGATGCTGCGGTTCGATTCTCAATGTTTGGCAGCAGCATTACTGATAAATTGCTTGGAAAGTCTAATGATGAGCGATTTGAAAAATATATGCTTCGTGAGGGTATGCGTCAGTTTGCTCAAAAAGTGTATGCTGATGATCCTGACAATGCTGCTCGTTTGTTAGCTGAAAACCCATTGCTTCAAAAACTTGCTTCTGTTGCCGCTTTAGCTCAAGGAGCAACTCCAGAAGAAGCAGAACTTGCTAAAAAGGCTTATGAAGAGTTGGTAAAGGAACAAGGATTAACTAAGGACGAGATTAATGAAAATGTTTCGATGCTTGGTGAAATATTGTCACCGATTTCATTACCGGGAACCAACCGCATTACCAACACATTTGCAAAGGCCACTGGCAAGGTTACACGAAAAGCTGGAGAATTAGCTTTAAGGGGCGTTGTTGCACCACTTGCAAGGGGAGTGGCAAAAACCGCTGGAGGACTAGAATCTGGCATTGAAAAGATCCAAGGTGCTTCACGCAAGATTGGTGAATATGCGGTTGGAGATCCAGATACATTTGTAAAAACTGCAACAAACACAATTGTTGGGCCTGCAAAACTACCTGCCAAGATGACAAGGGGCATTGCAACAACCATTGCAGATGTTGCGGGGCAAGCAGGGTTGGGAAGACGAGGAATGTTTGAGTTAGCGGGACGTGCATCAACATCTGGTGAGCTTACCAAGAAACTTTTTGGGCCACAGGCATTGGGTGGAAAAGGACGCGCAAGGGTTGCTGACTGGGCAGTGCGTCAATCTAACGCTATTATTCAACCTGCCGTTAATGGTGCTGTATTGAATGTGGCACTTGGATTGCCTGATATTGAGACTGCGCGCGATCTTGGCTATAGTGCTGGAGTTGGAGCAGGTATTGGAGCGTATGGTGGAGCAAGACTAATGGAGCGTGGTGGTGCTTTGATTGATCCAACAACTGGGCTTGCTGAAAAGATAGATGCCATTGTTACACCAGATCCGTCTCAATTGCGTAAAGATGAAGATGCGGACATTCAGAGATTCATTAAAACCGCTGATCCAACATTGATGTCAAGCATCGATGAGTTGTCGAATGTCAACAACATCAAATCTGCTCTTGATCTAAAGATCAAAAATCTAGAGGCAAAAAAAGTTGCTCAGATAAACAAGGATGACGAGCGTCGAATCCAAGATCAAATTGATAATTTTGCAGAACAACGAAAAGCATTAGACAAATCGACTTCGCAAACAGAAGCAGAAATTAAGCGTCAAGTTCAATTGAGCTTCACGGATGCAATGGACTTGGCAAAGACCACTGGAGCGGCAGCAGGGTTGAATAACATTCAAGTAAAGGTTCTGCGTCCAGATCAGATGGAGGACTTCTACCGCAATCTGTATGGGAAGACATTAACTGATGCGGAAAGTGTGCTTCAACAACTTGTTGGCAATCCTCGTTTGTCTCCATCAGAAAAAGAGATGCTTGGTTTAGCCGATCAAACTATCAAGCAATATCTACAAGATGTAGCTGGATCCTCTACCGCAAGAGGGTTTGCAATTTCAGAACAGACTGGAAAACCAAACCACCTCAAGATGCAAAATCAAACAGGTGCAACAGTTGTCATTAATGGTGATTTGGTGACACAAATGGGACGAGATGGACTTAACTTAGGGCGGGTTATCAATCACGAAATGCAACACGCATTATCAAACTTCCAAGAAGTTCGTGACATGATTGCGCCGATCCGAAAAGAACTTTTCGATCAAAAAGTAATTAATCCAGATGGAACATTTGAGGTTGTTAAAAAAGGTGTAATTCCAGACTCTGAATTGGATAAATTCGCATTGCAATATGCTGCGGCAATGGATGCATCTGGTGGAGCGTCATTCTTGTCTAATTTTGCCAATCAAGACCAGTTGAGGAACTACATGAAGGAAGAGTATCTGTCAGAGTTGGCAGGTCTTTCTGGTGGAATCCAAGGCAATCTACGGGGCAACCTAGATTCCGTGGGACGTTCTGTTGTGGACTGGATTGAAAGTCGAACAAAGAATGGTGCGCTAAAACGAGTCAAAGAAGCACTTCGTAATTACGGAGTCATTGTTGATGACCAAGGGCAATTTTCATCTGTTATTGGTGGAGAACTAAACCCAGAGGCACTCGCAATGATGCGCCGATATCAAAGGGGTCTTCGTGATCTCAATGAATCTTTGGTTTACAATTCTGATCCGATTAAGGATGAGGCTGAAATCCCTTTGACAGTGTTTTCAACCAATCGTGCATTGCAACAACGATACAAGGATTCCGAGTTTTTCGAGCAACAACAAGTTGTCAAAATGACAACCCCAGATGGTCAGACTCAAGAGATTGTTATTCCACCCAACGTGAAAGTGGATTCGTTCATTAGTGACTATCGATTTGCAAATGGTCAGTTGGTCGATGACTTAGGTAACGTGATTTCGCTTGGGCCTGATATTCCGCTTCAGGCAATGCCTGACGGGACTTCTCTTAGCGTTGATACACGCATTGCTAGGAATGCAGATGGATCCCCTCGCATTATTTCCCCAAGGGAATCAAAACGCCGCGCAAAGAAACGTGGAGAGGCAATCCGAAAGGCTATCGATGAAGCACCTGAAGATGCTTCTGGAGTGAGGTTGGAAGATACAGGTAACGGAAACTATCGGGGAACCCTTTCACCAACACAGGTTGCTGCAATTAATGCACTGCCAAACGACCTTGTTGCTCCATCACTGAAACGTAAGATTGCATTCTTTAATGAAATCTTGGGTCGAAAAGATGGAAGTATTGTAGAAATTGAATACCAAGCTGCAACACGAGACAAAAAGTATCGTGCATTGCAACCACAAATGAGAACCGAAATCCCATTTGGTTTTCAATTTGATAAACAAGGCAACTTTTTAATGACAACGATGTCGATGTCACGGATGCACGACAAGGCTAATGCTTGGGCAGCAAAGCGTCCTCGCAACTTGAGGTTGTGGGGTGGAGACATGACCAAATTTTGGGACTCTGTGCGTCAATACCTTTATAACCACAAACAAGGCTTGCAGGGGCATATTGGGCTTAATCCAGACCCTGAGATAGCAATGGAAATGAAGAATAGGATCAACGATTTATTCAATGTCTATCGAAAGGAAACCCGCGATGCGAATCCAGAACGCACCACTTTGCCTAAACGAAAGGGACAAGATAGCAGGGACGTAGTTATTCGTTCTAGACGCATGGATAGAATTAATTCCTACGATGAAACTGCATTGGCAAAGATGCCATTTAGTTACGAGTTGGCAGTTAAAAACTATCTTCCAGCAGAAAATCCCCTTGCCGAATTGCAGAGTCCAGAGCAATTCGCTCAAGCAATGGAAATTGACACGGAACTAGCGAGACTAGCCGCGCAAGGCAACATTGAACCATTGGAGTTACAATTGCATCAGCAAGACCTATTGCATCCAGCAGAGTATATTGATGTAGAGAATGGAAAGTTGCGCGTTAGATCCATGTTTGATCCAACGCAAGCTATACTTGAACCAATGGAAAGCGAACCAGAGGTATCAGCATCGGCAACGCAGTTCATGCCAGCGGAAACGGAACGCTACCCTACCTCCGAGCGTGGAATGTACTCTGGACTACAAAAGACCATCGACGAAAAAGTGCAGGGAAAATTTGCGTCACCAGATCAACTCAAGGCAATCGTCAACAACCCACAGAACGCAAAGGCCGAGGAACTGAAATGGTCTGGAGTGCTTGGTGAGATTGATCGTCTCGCAGCGGAGAATCAAGGCAAGGTTCCAAAAGACAAGGTTATGGATTACCTCCGCAATGAAGGTGCTGTTAAGTTTGAAGAGGTTACTCTTGGACAAAACAATTCCATTCAAAAAATTGCTGATGAATACAGAATAAAAATTGAAGATGAGTATGGTGAAAAAGCATTTTACGATGAATTTGATGATCCTCTTGAATTTGATGAGCTTCCAATTCGTTTGCAAGACGCGATGTATCAAAGCAAGAATGCGCTTGAACCTAAGCACTCTACATACCAACTCCCCGGTGGCACAAACTACCGCGAGGTGGTGATGACAATGCCACGACAAGAAAAAACATTAACAGAGATTGAGCAAGAACTTGGTTACGAAACAGGTAATCTTACTTTTGAACAGCAAAACGAAGTTTCAAGAAGGTGGAAGCAATACACAAATGAATCAAAAGATTACTTCTCATCACATTTTCCAGATATCTCAAACTATATAGCGCATATGCGTATCAATGAGCGTACTGACGCGCAGGGCAACGATGGGTTGTTTGTTGAGGAATTCCAGTCTGACAGGCATCAGGCAGGTAGGGAGAAGGGGTATATTCAGGATGTAAAAATCGATGAAAATAGGATTTTTAATGACAATGGTGTGTTTAGAGTCAAAGGAGTATATGACCCGTCTGTAAAGTTTAAAACAAAAAGTGATGCTTTAGAATATCTTAAATCTATTACATTACATGGAAAAGATTTAGTCCCAGACGCACCATTCCGCAAAGACTGGTCTATCCAACTCTTCAAACGCGCATTGCGTGATGCCGTGGATGCAGACAAATCGTGGATTGGCTGGACTACTGGCATCGAGCAGGTAAAACGCTACGAGCAAGCAATGCGTCAAGCGGTTGATGAGATCACATGGAACACTCCCAAGGGTTACCAAAAAGCGTTTGCTGCCATTAAAAATGGAAACACAGTATTAGCAGGTAAAATCAACGATGATGGATCTGTCTATGATTCCGATACTGCTGATGCCAATGGCAAGCAATTGAGCGAGGTGATAGGAAAAGAAGTGGCATCGAAAATCCTTGCTGAAAACTCTGGAACTGCCACTGGAGATGACCTAACAGTCGGTGGTGAAGGCATGAAGGGATTCTACGACCAAATCATGCCTAAAGAGGTTGGCAAGTATATTGCAAAGATGGGTGGCAAGGTTGAGAAATCTGAGATTGAAGCTGGCAAAAAATATGACTTTGAAACAGTTCAAGGATTCCGAGAGGGTGTATTTGTTCTTCGCGATCGATTAACTGGAAAGTTTTTAGCTGATATTGAAAAAGAGACATTTGCATCTAGGGCTGAAGATGGACAGTTAATGTCAAAAAAATTAGCAGAATCATATGCAGAGGCATTTACTAAAGATACTTCCACCCCAATCTGGAAAGTAAACATCACTCCAGAAATGGCAGGCAAAGTGAGAGGTGGTCAGTTGCAGTTCATGCCAGCAGAGCAACCCACCAAATACGAGCCAATCTCTGCGCGTATTCGCCCCCTAGAAGGCATTTCCGCACCAACCAAGGTGGTTGGAGCGAAGGCACTCTCGCTGGGTGAAATTGAGCCTCCTGTGCGGGGCAAGGCTATGCTGCCTGATATGGAGTTGGAACCTACTATTGGAGAAAAAACTGAAATTTCTCCAAAGATAGGTGATGAAGTTGAAACACAAAACATAGAAAATATTCAAAAATTGCTTGCTGAAGCAAATGCAAGAAAGAAGTTCGCTTTGGAGGCTTTTAATACAAAGGCAAACGAAGAATCGTTTGATTCGCCTGAAGCAACAAGACTCTATGAAAAGTATGATACAATAAGAAAAGAAGTCCGCGATTTAGAATTTCAAGTTAGGAATCCCGGAGCAAAAAAGTTAAGTTTAGATGAAAGAGACAGATATTTAAGCGATCTTGAATCACTAAATAAAGGTGTTCCAACGCAAATAGAGCAAGGATTGTTTGGCCCAAGGGACACAGGTAGACGATGGAAAAAAGGAAAAAAGATTGCTGATTCAGATGCTCTTGGTGACAAATTTGAAGCTGAACTTACTGGAGGCGTTTTGTTTCGTGGAGTAACAAAAGAAGATTGGGAAAGAATCCAAAACCAAGGATACATTGATACAGATGGTCGAGGTGTAATTTCTCCAGAAGAAGAAATCAATCTTTCTACAAGCGTAGTAACGGCAGAAACATATATTCCACATGGTAAACAAGGCGTTGTTCTTGCAATAGACCCAAATGGACTTGATCTTTTTATGATTGGCGCAGATGATTATTTAAGGGCATCTGGACGCATTCCAATTGATAATGTTGTGAAAGTTTCTGGGCCTATCGGAAAAGATAGCGAAACAGGAACTCCATTTATACCATCTGAAACTTTAACCAAGATGAAACCTACCATCTCGGAAAAACCGCAAAGTTCGGAGATGATAGGTGCTATTACCTCAGAAAAAAGCATACAATCTTCTGACATAACTGGCTTGCAGTTCATGCCAGCGGAGGGTGCTAAAAAGCCTAAAACCGCTAAAAAAGAACCTGAAAGAGATATAGAACCTGATTTCACTCATTCTATTGGTGGAAAATTACCATCTAAATTTCCAGATAGAGGATACTTTAAAATAGCAACAAAACCAACTGAAGATAATCGTGTTATTGAATACGAAGTTGATCCTAAAACAACAGTTCTTCCTAGAGTTTCTGATATATCTTCAATATCTGGAGAACAAGTTGCAATGCTAGAGGCTGATAGGCACAACACAAGGGGGTCTAACATGGGTGGGCCATTGCATCCTTGGCTCAAATCGAATCAGGCAATAGCTAAATTACCAGATGGAAGAGGATTTAAACCTGTTTGGGCAAATATGACTGCTGCTTTTGTTACAAGGGCAAAGAACATTATTAAGAATACAACGTCTGGAATGGCACTTATTCAATTGATGAAAGAAAGAGCGCATAAAAGCAATCGCAAATTCGTTCAAGATGTGATGTTTGAAATCGATTCAACGTCTGCATCTATACCGCAAGATCGACTAGATGCATTGCACGTTATACTTGAGTTGGGAGCAAAAAATCCAGCCAAACATTTAAAACGATATAAGAAAGCTAAAAGTTTATTAAAAGACAATGAAATAACCCAATCAGAATTCAATTTAATTGAAAGATTTGAAGCTAAAAATATTGAGAAATATAAGCCTAGCGTTGATTTCTTGGGTGCATTGGGATCAATGAAGTCACAAGCAACTAAAGGTAATATTGAGGGTTTCGATAAGTCATTTGATGATCATATTAGTAAGTACAAAGATCAAGATTGGTATAAGAAAATTGTTAATAAATATAAGGACAAAACATTCTCAGAAGAAGCGTCTAAATTCACATTTAACCAACGTGGAAGCGCAATGGATAGGATTGATGGACTGCCATTCATTCCTTCCGTTGCTCAACGTCTATTAGAGTCAATGGATTTCAATAAAGGTAAAAACTTAGATATCGTAGCAGCAGTTCAATTGTCGAAAGACATGGATGCTTTCGCTATCTACACTGGAAATGATCCAAAGCAAGAAGCTAAGATGAGTGACACTGAAAGATATCTTCGTGACCAGTTCATAAAAAACCCTAAGTTCAGAATACATCCATCTTATGACTGGATGATGCTTGGCCCAGAAGATGCAAATAACTTTATTCTTGAAACACCAAGAGATCCAGTTACGTTGTTCCCTGACTATGCAAGCAGTCATCCCAAGCAAACAGTAAGAACAGGAAGCAAAGAAACCATTGTTGGGACGATGAAAAAGTCAAAAATACCATTAATACTTAAAAAATGAATATACTTGTAACTGACAAAGAAGAAGGGCCAAAGGGATGGGAGATGATTCCTGTCCAAGATGAATATGTGTTTTACAACCCTAAAAAGGTATCAGAAGAAAAAATTATCCAGCTAACAGAAGACTATGCCAATGGTGACATGGATGAAATGTATGAGTTAGCTGAATTCGACACAGAACTAGACAGGGAAGAATGACCTATGCCACTACGAAAATGTGCCTCACAGAATTGCTTTGAACGCAATCTAAAAACTGAAATGAAAACAAAACCGCAGAAGCAAGCACTCGCTATTGCCTATGCCGTACAAAAGAAAGCTAAGGCTAAAAAGAAATAGCCTTTTACACATAAATAAATATGAAAAATACAAAACCCGTCAAAGGGATCGGACGAAACCAGTGCGGAATCGAAGATCACGAAGATCCGTGGATTCGTCGGTTGTCAATTGTAGTCGATCAAGCGTGTGCGTTCTTTTGGACGCGCACTCCAGAACGTAGGCAAATTCAACGCGAGTTCCTCGCTAAATTGCATGGCTACTAAACGCAACAACCACCCTGCATTTCCTGTGCCTCATTTCGGTGGAGACGCAAAGACTGGATCAGTCAAGCCAAATTCTGGCATGGGCATGAGGGACTACTTCGCAGGGGCAGCACTGCGGGGCTACAGGGCATCAGAAGAATTTAGTGGCGAGTTGCCTGAGATAGTGGCAGAGTTGTCATTCGTGGACGCAGATGCCATGCTCATCGAGAGAGAGAAAAACACATTCAACCAATAAATATATGTCAGATACAAACACACAAAAACAAGCTGGAGAAGAAGAGACGCAACAAGCAATTGATGCAGTCCTTTCTCAAATCGACCTAACCAAAATCACCCAGCACGATGTCTATCATGACATCATGCGGACGCTCCAAGAGACGAGTTTCAAGTTCGTCCTCGCAGCAAAATTGATGGAGCATATTTTCGTTCGTGACGGAGTTTTCAAAACTAAGGAGCAAGATGAGCCACGGAAAAATTGACAACAATGAGTGGCACAGAAACGGCAAGGGAGATAAGCCCAGAACCAAAACTTGGGAACGAAAGTACCAAGACAACTACGACGATATCGACTGGGATTCATTCAAGCGAGTTGCCAAGGAAAGAGACAAAAATGAAGACAACGATTCCTGATGTAGTGCGGCAGTTTTTATCGGAGATTGGACGCAAGGGTGGATGCGTTTCGTCCGATAAAAAAGTTGAGGCAGCAAGGGCTAATGGCGCAAAGGGTGGCAGACCTAGAAAGATGGAAGTCTGCTCAGCTTGATTCTATCGGCATCTGCGGGTGTCAACAGAATTAAGTAACTATTTTTATCCTAGTGAAAAATAAATGAAAATAATTATTGCATAACCCAAGCGGCTTGGTATCTTGTTTGTAGTTGAAGGCGCAACGCCAGCAACGAAACCAAAAACCAAATCAATCAAATGACAACTCTTAGTAACAAAACCATCCTAGCAATTTCTAAATACGGAAAAGAATTCTGCATATTTGCAGCACAAGAAAACAATGCAGGAGAAGGAGCAAATACCATTAGCTGGAGTTTTCCTCATGAGTTGCGGAATTTGCGTGGAAAAACTCAATGTGCAGATGCTGCAATAAATGCAGGACGCGAAATTTTAAATAACTAAAACCCAAACAGAGCGGGTTCCATCCCCGCTCCAAACCCAACCAATTAAAATGAAACTATTCAAATCTTCCGAACACTACAAAAACGCTTCGCACACAAAATTGGTGCAAGCATTGCAAGCGGTTGTTGACGCATATGGTCACAAGGATTCTTTGCTGATCGACCAGTGCAAAGACGCTTTAAAATCCGCTGGAATCTTTCCAAAAAAACCTTGTTGACAATCCCAACCCGCTTTGATTATTCTACAACTCTTATGAACACACTAGAAACCATTGAAGAACTCACCACCGAATGGGTGAACGCAAACGAAGACAAGATCCGCTTTGCAGCTTGGGTTAGAAGTCTAACTGAAGAGCAAACTAAATCATATGTTCGCAAATTCTCACGTTGCGAGGACGCACCTTGTTGCGGTTGCTGCGACTAATTAATATGAGCATCATCGAAACATTCACGTCAGTTCCAATCCTTGTGACGCTCCAGCATACGCTGGAAGCGTTCAAGGCATTATCGCCAGCAGTGGCGATTATTGTAACCATATTCCTACTCACAAAAAACCAATGACCACACCAATTGCAGTTTCATACTTCCTATTGTCCTTTGCATCATGTTTCGCTTGCTACAGACTTGGACAAGAAAACATCCTCCATCGATTTCGCGAATATTGCGATAAACGGAAAGCAAAAGAAAACAACAACGATTCCGATAATCACGACGATTTTGACGTATGCTCAAAATTTGACCAATTCACCAAACAGTAAATAAACAACAAACCAGTAAAACAAAATGAACACACAATCAGAAAACATAGCAGACCTAGCAATCGCTTTATCAAAAGCACAGGCAGAGAATCTGTTTTTTTATTTGACAATGACTGAAAGAATGGATTCTATTTTTAGATGGAAAAAAAATACTACATCTATTATCATGCTTCTGAAAAAACTGGTGAGATTTACTATGTCGGGAAAGGGTCTGGAAAAAGATACATTTCATTTAAACGTCGTGGTAAATTATGGGATGCGTTCTACAAGAAGCATGGCTGCAATGCTGTAATAGCATTTAAGAATTTATCTGAAAAAATGGCATTCAAATTAGAAATAAAGGAGATCAAAAGATTGAAGGAAATCAATCAATGCAGAGCCAATATTTCTAATGGAGGAGACGGGGTGCATGTAGATAAGAGATGGTGGGGGGAGAATATTAGCAAATCACAAATAAAAAAATTCAAGGAAACCCCAAAGCCGAAAGGTAAAGAAAACTTAACATTCAAGCATTTCTGCGATTACAATGTTCTTATTAATGAATATAAAACATTAACCACAACACAAATAGCTAAAAAATACAATGTTAGCACAACGACTGTTTGGATAAGACTTAAGAGCCTTGGAGTCAAATTAAAACCTCCCGGTAAAAAACAAGTAAAAATTATCTGCAAAAATGATGGAGAAACTTTTTCTTCAATTAGTGCAGCAGCAAAAAAATATGGAGTTTTTCGAGAAAATATTCGTAAAGTTCTAAAAAATAAATATAAACACACAAATAACCTAGTATTTCAATACTTAAAATAAATGAATAACATACAATCAGATCAAATAAATGAATTAGCTTCCGCTTTAGCAAAAGCACAAGCAGAAATTGGATCGGTTCAAAAAGATCAAGATAATCCATATTTTAAATCAAAATTCTCTAGCCTTTCTATGGTGTGGGAAACAGTTAAACCATCACTCACAAAACATGGAATTAGCATAGTTCAGATGCCGGGTTCGGATGAGCGTGGATATTTTGTACAAACGCAAATAATGCATTCAAGTGGGCAATGGATTAGAAGCACAACATATATGAAACCATCAAAAGAAGATCCTCAAGGCATTGGATCTCTTATATCCTACGCTCGTAGGTATGCTTTACAGGCAATGGTCATGGCTTGCCCTGACGATGACGATGGTGAAATGGCAATGGGACGCAGCAATGTTGCCCCTGCTAGGACAACAGTCACAAAAGTCCTAGCACCCGTAACACCAAAAGAGGATCCAAACTGGTTCACAAAAGTTGAGGCAGTGATTGGAACCAAAGCTGAATCGGCTACTGGATACTTACTCTCAAAAGGTGAAATCAAAGCTGGTCAGTTGTGGAATGATCTTCCCGCTGGTAAATATCGTGACAACCTTATCGTCTCTCCTGAGAAGTTTTTGGCAGCAGTAGCCAAATGGGAGGCATCGAAATGATCCGTCATTCACTACTTCCTAAGCTGGCTGAGTGTGCCTGTTTCGAGTCAGCAGGGGGTAACTCCCCTGCTGCGTCTCGCGGGACTCACATGGACGAGGCATTCCGTGAAATGTTCATGGGGAACAATAAACCTCTCTTGAACCTAAATTCAAAAGATGCTGATTCGGTCATGTGGGCAGTGGAGATGACCAAGACAATTGCTGGTGACCATGAGGTGGTAACAGACGAAGATAGCTTAAAAGTTAAAACGCCGGGGATCGATCACGTTGGAACTGAGGATTGCCGTATCCCTGCTATACATACAAGCCTAGACCTAAAATCAGGAATCCTACGTTCGTACGCCGAGCAACAGTGTGCCTATGCCTACGGCAACATGGCAGCAAGCTACGATTTCGAGACTGGCGAATACGCTATTCGCGAATGGACTACGCACTTGCTGTTCTGCGATCAGGAGCGTGTAGTCACGCATTCTTGGACAATCGAAGAAGCCAAGGAGGTTGTTGAGGGAATCCTAGCAGCATATAACGACCCAGACAAAATCCCAACCGCTTGCGATTATTGCAAGTGGTGTAAAAATTCCACCACTTGCGAACAAATTACTAACCCAGTTGCCAACACCCTAGAGGTGGTTCAAAACGACCTACAGACCAACCTCGCGCAAATGCAGGAGCATCTCGCAGGTGATATTGAGCGACTCTCCACGTTTGTAAAACAGAGCAGTATTTTCAACAATTACCTCGTCGATTGGGCAAAGGATCTGCTAAAGGAAAAGCTACAGGCAGGTGAGAAAGTCTATGGATGGAAACTGCAACGGCAAAAGGGACGTGAGACATACCCTGCGGAGGTTATCGAACATATCGGAAATTGCACCGAAATGTCACTTTCCGACAGCATTAAGCTATTCGGAGGTAGCATCTCTGCTGCAAAATTGCAGAAGTACTGCGAGTCAGCGGGATACGATCTCACTCAAATCCTGCCAGATGTTGCAGAGGAAATTGTAAAGCTAGTTGAGGACAAACCCAAGAAAGCAAAACTATGAACGATCTGAACTTTGATAAATTAACAAGTAATGGATGGAAGCAATTCAAGGATCACCTTGGACAATCGGATATCTCGTTTTACAAAACCTTCGCAGGGCATGAAGAGTGCCGTTGCAATAAGGGCAAGAAGAAACAGGTCGAGGTTTACGTCTACGATCACAGGAAACATGGTTACCCAAGTGTAGGATACGAGGTAAGATGCACTGGTGAGTTGCCAGATGGTACATGGCTTGACTTGAAATCGTACGGATTGAAACAAGACAACGTGGATGATAAGGCAGAAGAGATTTTGCAACTCTGGGACTGGTCTGTAAAAAACAATTTGACGAAATCCAAAAACTAGATAGTTTACGTTAGTCTCTTGTGAGGCTCGATGTTTAAGACCATCGATAAAAACCAATGAATTTACCCTTCCTACTGCCGTTGTCGCTCGATAGACGGAGTCTTACTTTAGGAAGGGTTTTCTTTATAAAAATATGATAGTATCTCCAGACTTTCCAGATCACTGGAAAACAAGAATGTTAGTTGATTTACTCAACGATGAGTCCGCGCCCGTATATCTCATCAGGATATGGGGCCATTGCCAAAACAGGAAAACTAGCGTGTTCACAAACCTTCCAACAGCGGGGTTGAAAGCATTGTGCCGATACAATGGTGACGCTGAAAAGTTTGAATCAGCATTTGTGACTGCTGGTTTCATACGCAGAGAAGGTGATAATGTTATAATTCACCAGTGGGATGAGTATAACTCCTCTCTGATAGCTAATTGGGAGAATGGAAAGAAGGGCGGAAGGAAACCCAAAGCTAACCCAAGTGAAACCCATGGGTTACCCATGGCTAACCCAATCGAAACCCATGGCGAACCTATGGGCAGCCCAACGCGAACCGATAAGATAAGAGAAGAGAAGATAAGAGTAGAATTGATAAGACCAGATTCTGTTCCAGAGCAAGTCTGGAATGATTTTCTTAAAATCAGAAAGGCAAAGAAATCACCACTAACCCAAACAGCACTAAACGGAATCCAACGTGAAGCAGACGAAGCAGGTTGGACGCTGGAGGATGCGATAACCGAATGCGTGAGCAGGGGATGGCAGGGATTCAAGGCTGAATGGGTCTACAAGGCACAAGAGACTTACCAACGGGCTTGCTAACAATCAATACAAACAAAAATAGAAAACAAAATGAATGAGCTACACTTATTTGCTGGAGCAGGTGGAGGAATCCTCGGCGGCATCCTTCTCGGACATACCACAGTCTGTGCTGTCGAAATTGAACCTTACTGCCGAAAAGTCTTACTCCAAAGACAACGGGACGGAATCTTGCCAAGATTCCCAATCTGGGACGATGTCTGTACCTTCGACGGAACTCCATGGAGAGGGAAAATCGATGTTGTCTGCGGAGGATTTCCATGTACAGACTTTTCAAATGCCAATCAATGTGAATCAAGGTTATCTGGACTTGATGGAAAAAGAAGTGGATTGTGGTCTGAGATGTTTAGGATTGTTTGCGAGGTTCGACCTAAAATCGTTTTTGTGGAAAACGTGCCAAATCTTATTAAATTTGGGATTGGATCAGTCTTATCTGATTTGGCCCAAATCGGGTATAATGCAAAATGGTGTGTGTTGGGAAGCAGAGATTGTGGAGGAGTACATAAAAGAGAAAGAGTTTGGATTCTCGCTGTTCACTCCAACATCGACAGATTACAAGAGGAACAACCTATCAACCCCAATGTGGAAAAGGAGGATGGAAACAAGGAAATCACCCGGAACGCTTCCCGAACAACTGGCGTGGATGGGGTTCGAGAATATATTATGCCCCACATTGCCAGAAAAAATGATGCGATGGCCCATTGGATGGACAGATTTAAAGCAGTTGGAAATGGACAAGATTCACTTGTGGCTGCAACAGCATGGAGAATTCTTGGAGGAGAATAAATGAAAAACACACCAATCGCAATCACCGCAGAAAAAGCGGCACTATCGCTAATCGCAATCGACCCAGAGGTTCTTCCGCACCTCGCATGGTCAGAAGATCTGTTTGCAATATCGCAACACAAACTCATATACACGGCACTGGAGCGAGTCTACCAGCGGACTGGAAGCACCAACGCACTAGGTGCATTGAGTGACCTTGAGACAACAGGCAAGCTGAATGCCTGTGGAGGTAAGGAGGGAGTCATGGAAGTACTACAGACAATCTTCCTGTCCCCCGGTGCTATGTGCGTGGAAACCGCAGCGGACTACCGCGCACAATTGATCAAAGCAAAAGGGTATCGTGACGCAATCAAGACGTGGGAGGATAACCATGATGAC